CTTTGAACAACAAGTTGATTACCTTCTGGACTTGCCGCTCCACTACATACAACCACTCCACCCTTAGTTAATGCAGTTGCAACACCAGTAACTCCTCCACTTGGAGCTGAAGAGATCGCAACTCTTGGAGGAACAATGTAGTTTGAACCTCTATTAGTAAGAACAATATTTCTAATTGCTCCGGTAACAATGCCAGTGATAGCAGTTGCCTGAGATGCAGTTCCGACAAGAGTTAGTTTTTGAATGCCAATGCCAGCATAAATTGTATCTCCATCTGCACCCTCAATTCCTTCTAGAGTATCATCAATTTCATCAACTCCGGTATCAATNATCAATAATTTCATCTTCAATACGGAAGAGTTCACATCTTAATTCATAGACGTAATTCTTCTGTAACTGATAAAATGGTTTTTCATGTTCAACATATTTAATTTCAAATATGCGATCACCCAGAGGAAAATAAATTAAATCTCCTTCTTTTGGTCTATTTGAAATTNTAACATTTGACTCATTTTTCAACAAAGGTGAGATNTAACTCTCAAATCTATCCTTTGAAATTATTAAAGTTATCTCATTAGTTTGTTGTATTCCAAACTTTGAAAGTAGTGTCGGATTATCACCATACCCATCAAAATTTTCAACATAAGCCTCTATNGGATATGCATCATCAAATTTTGATTCTATTACCTCTCTNAGAATTGTATTTGTTGTCACATATTTTCTAGGCATGAAGTGAACTTCCACTCCATACATTCTTAACTGCTCATTGATTAAATCCTGAACAAGATTTTGTTCCCCAGAGGAACCCTGTAAAAAGAAGGGATTAAGTGCCATTATCCAATAAAGTCGAGAGGTGGTAATTCATATGTGTTAGACATTTGTTCTTGTATTTTGTCTAACTCTTGCTGAGCATCATCATATAGTTGACGACCATTTAACTCAACCCCACCTGGTAATTTAACTCCCTGGAATTTTATAAGATTCATTCCCCACTGACGCTTCATCAATGCAGTGAGGTATTTTTTTACAAAAAAGTCATTATATACTCTGGAGAAATCATTTGGGTCTAAAAGTCTATAACAATCAATAACTAAGTAATCATCTACAATAACACTTTCATAATCAATATCTAAGTATAAGCGATCTTGTCTTTGATTAAATCTAATTTGCTTTTCAGTTGTAAGAGAGAAATCTAAATCTTCCAGATATCTTTTAGTCATGGCATATGTTAAAATTTCGGTTGAACCGAAATAATACATATCATTCAAGAATAATTGATACTTAACACTGAACATATTACTAGTTGCAGTGTTAGCACCATCAAACCTAAAAATTTTGTTTATCCCAATAACTGCGGGAGGAATCTGAATATAATTACTATTTTCTTCATAAGAAAAAGTAGTAGCACTTCCTACTATATTAGCGGAGGCAGTTGTTGTGACAATACCGATAGGATTGGTAGCTGCTTTACCTCTTCCCCTATCGATGTCTTCTTGTGTAATTTTATATTTTAAATATGTTTGAACGACTCCATCATAATGTCTCTCATGAAAATATTGCAAGGCATCATCAACCAGATCCTCTACCTGTTCATCAGCGATATTAATTTCTAAAACAGGAGCGCCTAATTGCCTCTTACAATAAGTAATAAGTTCTGATCGGCTAGATGGTTGTGCCATTTATTATATAATACCTTTTTAGTATTTATAGGGAACTTATGGATGAAACACCCGAACGGACAATAATATTACCATTGACTAAGGTATATATGGTGCTACCAGAACCCACTATAAAGTCATAAACATATCGACCCTCAGTTAAAGACTTAGTTGTTGTGCCCCCAAGAGAGATACGAACTTTTCCAGCAGCAGCACTAGTAAATCCAACAACAAAAGTTGCCGTAGGAAAAGCAGTTGACCCGATAGCAGTGCTCTTAGTCATTTGAGATGACCCAGAGTAACCTGTAAAATCAAACGCTGTATTTGAAGTTGTAACTACCTCAAAATCTCCATGAAAATTTGATCCACCAAGAATCGTAAAATTTGCAGCAGGAGATGAATCTGCGTTTTGATCAAATGTTATCTTTTTGGTTGCCATCGACTAGTCCTATTAGTGACATTGTTTCTTGCTGTTTATAATAAAGTTTGCAAAAAGATTTTGCAATATTGCGAAGTTCCTCACAATCTTCACAACTATCTATCTCCGCAGCTACTTGTGCATATGCAAAACTTTTTGATAGATTGCTGAGTTCAATTTGATCAGGATCCATTTGCTAACCTCCTTAATAATAATTTAATTTCGTCAATGTCATCTTTTATNCATGANAACTCATCTTCAAGATTTTGAACTTTTTGAGTTTCACTTTTTTTTATGTTTCTACGAGAAATATACTCCTCATATCCACTTTTGTTTNTATTGATTATAGCATTTGTNATAGGGTCTCTGACTAAATCAGAATGACCCTGAACCTTTACATCTTCCATATTATGCTAGTGTTATTGTTCNCANTTCTTTAATTCTTGGTGCATATGCTTGATTACTAGAGGTAGCAATCAATTTAATGCGATAAGACTTAAAGGCAGGTAAATCATCAACAGTAAACTCATACTCTTTAAAGGTTAAATTATTAGATAAGAAACCTTCAGAAGCATTTGATACTGGAACAACTCTATCAGGTTTTCCATCATTTAGAGAGAGACTACCAGGGAATGCTTGGAATATTGGAGTGAAGTTTTGATCCTCTCCAATCGCATAGAAAGCTCTAATATCGCTATATTGATTAATATGAGCTGCGAGAAGAACTTTTATACTCGTTGCAGCATTCTCTAAATTATTCTCTTGAGAGACATATTGGAACGCATTTGGATCCTCATCGATGGTATTTACTCTACTGTCCTCTATATAATTTGTAATCGGTCTATCGACCCTATTAGATACGAGAATAGCACTTATTCTTTGTGCATCAATGATGGGTGAAAGGCGAGTATCTTCGGAATCAAGAGATATTGTCATGTTAAAGGAACGATCACCTGGCAGTTCTTGTAAAACTGCACTATTTGTTTCATTCACTCTGGAGGCAATGACTCTTGGGGAGGAAAGATAATTTGTTTCATTTAATGAAACATCAGTAAAACCTTCATCACTAAATGGAACAGGTAAAGTTTGACCAGAACCATCACCAAGATTTGAACCTGAGGTTGTTCTAATTCTAGCACTGACTGTTGTTCCAGGAACAGTTACATTCTGAACAGATGGAACAATTGCCTCATATGGTAGATTTTGTGTTGCTCTAGTTTCATATCCACCAGCGGACTTGGTTTCATTGATGTAAAGAACTGGGAAATTAGTTCCAACACTTCTATCAATACCATCAGAACTAGTATCTAACTTGATAGTATATGAGTCATATGATATTGGATTAGATAGAGTAACGTCACTCAGTTGATGAGTTTTATTAATCCTGCGGAGAGAAACACCACTGAGTTCATACTTATAAACTGGAGTTCCAACGACATAGTTTTTGGGATTGGATCCTCTAGTAATACCACCTATCACACCAGAGGCAGTTTCTGTATAAGTGATTATTTCATCACCTATTCTCAAATAACCAGCAGTTGTCGTGCCAACACCAACATTTTCAAATGTATTAAAGTTCGCAGAATTTTCAACGAGAATATTGGACGTGGAATCTGAATTATAAGGAGAAGTTAGTTTAGTTGGATTAACATCACCTCTTACATTAGAAATTACAACACGATTGTTTTCATGATACATTCCATGGTTTTTATGATCTACAGTGAAGTGTAAACCATCATTTCTACCAACTGTTCTAATTGATGTTGGAGTAACATTGCCGTTAGCCCCATTCAGTGTTACTAGTGCATTAGCACTATTTCTAAACTGTAGGGTTTTTCCTGCACCAACTTCAAAGTCACCCTGAACATTATCAAGTATAATTTCATTTGTGCTAGCAAGTGATACAACTGAGAATCTTGCATTTCTACCAGCGGGATTGTTACCAAGACTGCTAATTCCTAAAACATCACCTACAAGATAACCAGATCCACCGTTGACAATTGTTGCTCCAACAGCAACACCATTGTTAACGGAAATATTAGCAGTAATGTTTTGACCCGTGCCGGTAATACTAGTTAAAGCAACTCCAGTATAAGTTAGTGCACCAGAACTTGGAGTGTAACCAACTCCAGCATTAACAATTGTCATTGCTCCGGTTCCAGATCCTGCAGAACCAACAAAATTACCCGTAGCATTTGTCCCTTGTTGGGAGAAAGTATTTCCTATTTCAAGAGCATTACTACCAAATACGGTTGTTCCTAAACCAACTCTAATCTTCTTAGAATTAAGATTGATTGAGTCTGGTTGAAGAATTGGAATTTGATTATTACCCTCACCCAAAATTGGGTTGTAAACTTCTATAGAACCATTCTGCACAAAGTCAGCACGACGTATTGTGAACTTTAAATCTTCCCACTGACTTGGTTCCCATGTAGAGGCATTTTGAGATTTAAATAAAGATCCAAGATATGGTTGGTTAGAAATAAATTCATCGGTCAAAATATCAGATTCTCCAACCCTTGAGATAAAGACTCTATATTTTGTTGACCAGGATGCTAATGTAATTGCATATTCTCCACCACCCTCAAGATATACTGGTGCCTTAAAATTAAATGTGGTTGCAACTGTGCCGTCTGCAGAAATATTAATATCTGCAGGATCTTTAATAATCTCTGAGAACGGCAGTATCTTTTGTGTTGGAACACCATTTTGCATTGTCCGAATCTGGAATGTCATGGGAATATCCATGTCATCTTTTGTTTGGAAGAATACATCACAACTTGTAATGAATACTCCAGTCTCATCAACAACTTGGAATGATTGTGCGAGAGGATCATACCACTCAATAACTCTTCTATTAGTGGTAAAGGAATCAATCACCCTAGTAGCCGTGCTTGAACCGATAAATTCTGTCGCACTTCTACTTTGAGATTCTTGTTTGATTTGAATCTCTGCATTTCTAGTGGATATGATTTGTTCTTGAACTGTTTCAAGAGTTCCTGTTGCAGAATATTTTTGTTCACCAATTGAAGACGCATCATCTTGATTATTATTTTCATCATCCACCAGTGTGAATGTTNTTTCTCCAGTTNCAAATCGTGGATTTCCACCGATGTTGGGGTTGGGGATGAAGAAACTTCCAATCAAATTAGATCCAAGATCTGTGACTAATCTTAAATTAGTAATTGTTGCCTGTGCTCCACTTGTTTGTCCTACTAATACCATTCCCTGAGCAACATATCCATAATAATCTCCCTGTGCTTGTAAAGAGAGTGCATAGGTATCGATATTTAAAACATTTGATGTAGAAGAATAAGTTGCTGGTAAAATATTTCCCTGACCGGGAACTTGAACTACTCCCGGAGTTCCTAAGAAAGTTTCAACCTCGGTTGCAGAAACCTGAGAAAGATAGGGATTGTTTCTAAAAATTTGAGTAGGGGCATTAAAAGGACCCTCTCGGTGATTTGCTGTAGCAACTCTAAATTTAATTTCTGGAGAGGCTATATTGGGGTTGCCTAATCCAGATGTCACCATCTGCCCAACAACAGTTTCGCCAACCTGGAATACTCCAGAGGTCATTGAGATCTCTAATAATTTTGGAACACAGAATTTTTTGACATCTTTTCCATCAAAGAATGGATAAAGTTGCGTGAGAGGTCTTGCCTTTTTAGTAATAAATTGGATGTTTCTAGATCGCATTATACTAATGACTTCTCTATTGACAACTCTGTCACCTTGAGAAGTATTATCAAACCTTTCAGTAATGATAGTTCTTGGACCAGTTCTGTTATCAGTTCCGTGTCTAAATCTATCAGTTATTGTGCTCTGTGTGACTGTAGTTGTCGTTGCACTTGTTCTTCTTCTTGTCCTTGATCTACCCCCTGGACCCTGAACATGGCGAGTTCCACCATCAACAGTTCTTCTTCCACCGCCACCGTTTCTGGTTACAGTCCTTGTTCCACCATCTCTTTGCCTAGTGCTTGTTCCTGTCCAAGTAGTTTGCCAAGAATTCCATTGAACTGGGAAGAAACCAGTTTGAGGATCTGGATTACCAAATGCTCTAGTGGCCTTTGCCATCTCATCTGCATAGTTACCTTCAACTTGAGTAACTTTTGCTTCAATCCTAGCAGTATCAACCCAAGTGTCTGAAGAGGGACTTAGTTCAATAGAAGCTTGCCAAAAACTAATTAAGAATGGAGTTATGCTTTCAGTTCTAGTTGCAAAAGTTTGCTTTAACCATTCCACCTCTTCATAGTCAAGAGTTATAATATCAGAAGAGCGTTTAATATTTTCACCATCAGGTTGAGTAAATCCAATATCAGTTTGTGTTGTGACACCTTCTACTGGTTCAATAGTAAGGTCGATTGAGTTGGTATAATGTCTTGGACGTAACTCCCTACTTTCAACATCAATAGAATTCTTAATAGGAATATTAGTTTCTTGTGGTAATAGAGTAGTAAAGTCATCAACAAAGAAACCAGATTTAAATCTATTCAATCCCTCAGAGTCAGTAATAAACAACTGCTCAGTATTCATCTCCAACAAAGAGAGGGTAGTATAATACTCTAAACTTCTGATTCTGTCCTCAAGTTTCTTGATATCGGACATGCGATATCTCTTATGATCTAAGAAGGATACAGTAGCATCACCAGGACCAAGTAGATATGGATCTAACTTTACCGTAGCAATTTCTAAAGCATCATCAAGTATCACTGGTTTTTCATGATTTTCCGAAGGAGTGCCTTGCTGTATTTGGAATCTTCCATCTTTTGTGAGGTATATTCTATCAAATCTTCCTAAGAAGAAAGAATAGGTGAGATTAATAGACTCATCAGATGCTAAAGTATTAGCAGCAGAATTTCCACTCCCATCATATGATCTTCCCAAAAATTCTAATGGAGATCTAGATCCTTCAGATACATTATAATTAGAAACTCTTGGTCGTATATCAATCAAATCTGTATTTCTTTCTCCATTAACTTCTTGAATATCAAGATCATAATCTAAAGAGTCATAAGAATTTTTAGTGGTAATATCACCATCGTCATTATCATCATAATATGCA